AATGGCATTCAAATCCTGATGGTTTCGGTTACTACCTCAACATTGATGATGGTGTTGACAGAGCTAGAGTCAATAAACCATGTGCAATGTGCAAGACTAAGAGGTGCAAGATGTACTTAACTGCGAAAAACCAAGGTAGGATAGCTACAGGTAACGTTGCTAACGCTATTTCCCTGTTCAAGAAAGCTGAGGTGGACTATCTTTGGATGGTCAACATTGAGCCTAATATGAATGCAACCTTGATTCTCGATCTTATGAGAAGAGCCAATATCGAAAATGGGTTTTCATGTTTCCATGTCAATTGGGATGTTATGCATACGGATGATGTTACATGTCGCATCACTGGTCAGAATACACGCATGGTTGGTGATAAAGTGATCTCTAAATTTTCGGATTCAGGGTCATACGTCCAAACTTTCAGAGATGTTAAAGCCATGTTTAGCCCCACCTTTTCCCATGGTTGTGCATTGAGACGTACTGTCCTTGGGCGAGCTGGAACTTCTGTCTTAACTGAACTCAATGTTGATCATGGTGGGTATGGTACAAACTTTGTGCCGGATAGGGGGGATTATTATCTCATACCCGTACCACATCCTACCAAGGGCCTACTTTATCTCAAGGTTGAGCGTGAGGGATTTGATAGGGTTCTCCAAGTCTTTAGAACCACGGTCAACAGAAATGTTGAAGCAGCAAAAACCCAGCTTCGCCAGGCAAATGTCACTTACTCTGTAGCTGGAGTTCAGCTAACTCCCAGATTAAAGCTCACGGCATCTAACTATGAGTTGTTGGCAGTGTGGATGGTCGCTTATTCCGAAATCATGGATGTGGTTGCCTCCCAAGGTCTGAAAGAGCAAAAAGTTGATCTTGAAAGCGCTAGGAGTAAGCTCGAGTATGGCAGCTTTGCTTGGTTATCTGATACTGTCTCGAGAAAAATACTGTCCCATAGTAATGAACGAAACCCACAGCTTGGAAGTCAAAATGGTGTCAAACGATGGTTACAGTCATGTTCAGCCAATGGCCAGTTCTTGACACTGGAAGATATATCTGAGGCGGCCTACGCTAAAGTATATGGAGAAAGCTTTGCCGTTAGTACTAGCGTTAATTGGCTCAATGCGACCTATGGGTCTCTCCTTGGTAAGATACCATCGCTAAAGCAGTCACTCGAGTCTCTGAAAAGTGTTAGTTTTGGAACATGGAGAGCTGGCTTTACCGCTCTTGATGCAGTTATGACCGCTATCATAATGGCTGGTATGTGCACCAAGGAGACTGCTGGTTTTATCATGGATGTCTCATTTCATTGTGCTAGAATCGTCGGCATCGATGAGGATCCCATACGTCGTACAAGGCTCTATCTTGATACTTTGGATATACCGGTGGCCAGTGTTTGGCGGGAGGTAATTGAAGCCCAGAATCTGGATTTTCAAGCAGCTTCAGTGAAAATAGTAGAAGCCCTTATGAACAACTTTTCTCCTGACACTAGCGTTCTAGCTGAGCTTGAACTGAGGTACACAAACGAAAGTTTAAATATGGAAGAAAGTGAATTGGACGCTAAAAGGAGAGCTCTTCGTACTACCATGGCCGATATTCCCTATGTCAGATTTATGACAGAGCTGAAGTCTTTCTTCGGTTCTATCAATTCTAGGGCAGCAAGGATATCTCAAATGTCTTCACTCCTTTCAACGGCCCACGCAGCGAAAGTTAATGTATCTCCAGAGGCTCTTGCGCATATAGAAAATCTTGAGCGTGATGCTCAGAAGATGCTGTCTGAACTTCCTACGGTGGTACCTCTTGGGAGAGATGCTTCAGTGTGGGCAGTGAATGGTAGCATGCCAATTATGCAAATATTGCCTACTCCAGTTATTAAGTGTTACTCTGATGGGTCAGATACGTTCAAAACCGCAGAGGAGGCTTTCAAAGCATTCGACATTGTTACTGTTGATGACATTAAGGCTAACCAGAGGCTGATCAAACGCCTCCCAGTAGTCGATGGATGTGTCAGTTTCGCTGAAATTCATGACATCATGGACAACTATCTTCCCGGGTATTCATCTAAGGTTGAAG